TTGTACAAGATCGCCACAAATCGTCCCGCGCGCGTACGCATGTACCCGACTGCGGCGATGCGTGACAACGATTTTCTCCGTTCGGTCGGTAGAGTCCCCACGGGGAACCACGGTCGTCTGCTCGAGGTGGTGACCACTCCGGATATTCTTGAGCTCATCCTCAGTCCGGCGGTGGACATCACTTCGGTCGATGCGTTCGACTCGGAGTTCTATGTCTCGGTGACGAACAACGATTCCGTCGCGGGACCTGTCGTCGTCACCTACAGCTTCTTCAGGACGGAGTGAGACATGGCCGCTATTTACACCACAGGAACCATCAACCAGCCCGATGCGGGTTCGGTCGGCCTGTCAATGGTCGAGAAGATCCGCGATGACGTTTCCGCGCACGCGAACTGGGATCTCGTCGAGGAGTTCACTCCGGCATCCGGCACCGTGCGCTGGTACGTCCTGAAGTGTCTCGGCTCGGGCAACGGGCTGGGTTCGGATTTCTTCGTCGTCATCGGTCGTACGCTGTCGACCGGTGAGCTCCGCTTCGCCATCTGTGAGACCTATACAGCAGCGTCGCACATGATGCAGAAGTTCGGGTCGCGATCGATCAACACGCCTTCCCTGATGGACGCCAGCGGTCGGCTTCCGGATGCGGCTCAGTTCGTCCTGGGTACGACGCCGTTCGCGGGCGGGTCCAGCGTGCCGGACTACTTCAGCTGGGTTCCGTCGGGCACGTCGACGAAGTGGTGGATCATCGTCGCCGACGACACGATGACGATCTCGTTCAACGGTGGCTCGAACGGGTTCATCCACGCTGGAGCCTATACCTGGTTGGGGCAGCTGGCCAACCCGTTCCCGATCCAGCTCATCGGCAGCTCGAACAACGCAGGTCTGATCACGCGCAATCCCTCCGTGGCCGGGGTCAATCTGACCAACTACGGTTACGCCCTGAAGTTCACAGGGGGCGGAACCTCGATGCTCGGGGTTCCGCTCGGATTCGAGGGTCTGTGGGCGTACAACGACAAGGCTCAGAACAACCAGCGTGCGGTCGCTGAGGTCGGGATGATGACGATCTCGTTCCCCGGCCAATCTGACTACGCAACGGTCTACGGTCTCTGCTTGGGCAAGCAAAAGCGGATCCGACGTTCAAACCAGTCGATGCCGGGTGGCTTCGCGTACGGTGACGCCTTTGCGATGAACGGCACCCTCTGGGTTCCGTGGAATCCGTCGGTGGGCGTCATCTTCGACACCGGGGTGGCTAGCTCGTAATGGCCACTCAGGGATCTCCGCTCCTCGACGTCAACATAACCGGGGCTCCCCTCGACTCGCTTGCGCCGATCCCGATTGGCGCATTGACCGACGACGGCGGAACGGTGATGAGCCGCATTGAGACGGCCAGCCTCACCAACCGGTTCCCAACCCCGCCAGCAGCGTTCGGATTCCTCATCAATGTCGTCGACGAGGATTACAACCTCGCCTACAAGCTCGACGCGTTGACCTCGCCGTATGTCATCAACGGAGCTCTGAACCCACCGGGGCAATACCTGGAACCAACCATCGGCCAGATCTGGCCACGAGTCGGATGAGAGAGGAGGTGATGTATGGCAGGGTTCGGAGCCGGGCTGAGGCACGCTTGGAACGCGTTCACGGACAGCGACAGCGCGAGAAACCGCCCGATTGATACGGTCGGCGGTGGCGGCTCGTACTTCATGGGCCGACAAGATCGGATCCGTCCGCGGTTCGCGAATGAGCGTTCGATCATCTCCTCGATCTACACCAGGATCGGCATCGATGTGGCCGCGGTCCCGATGCGACACGTTCGCACCGATGATCAAAATAGGTACCTCGAGGACATCAACAGCGGTCTCGACAACTGCTTGACCCTCGAGGCGAACATCGATCAGGCAGGCACGCAGTTCCGACAGGACATCGCCATGACGGTGATGGACGAAGGGGTGGCGTGCATTGTGCCGGTGGACACCACGTTGTCACCCGAGGAATCAGCGGGCGGCTACGACATCAAGACCATGCGTGTCGGACGGATCACGTCGTGGTTCCCCAAGCATGTGCGAGTTGCGCTCTACAACGAGGAGCGCGGTATGCGTGAAGAGCTCACGCTGCCGAAGCGGGCGGTTGCAATCATCGAGAATCCGCTGTACTCGGTGATGAACGAGCCGAACTCGACGCTGCAGCGTCTCCTCCGCAAGCTCAGTCTGTTGGACGAGCTGGACGAGAAGACGGCGTCGGGCAAGCTCGACCTGATCATCCAGCTGCCGTACGTGATCAAGTCCGAACAGCGGCGGGAACAGGCGCAGCAGCGACTCAAGGACATCGAGTTTCAGCTCTCGGGAACGAAGTACGGCGTCGCCTATACCGACGGCACCGAGAAGATCGTGCAGCTGAATCGGGCAGTGGAGAACACGCTGCTGCCGCAGATCCAGGAGCTCAAGACGCAACTGTACGCCGAGTTGGGCCTCACTCCCGAGGTCATGAACGGGACGGCGGACGAGAGCGTCATGCTGAACTACCACGCGCGAACGATCAAGCCGCTGCTTGATGCGATCGTGGAAGCGATGATCCGGACGTTCCTGACCAAGACCGCTCGCACTCAGGGTCAGTCGATCATGTACTTCCGGGATCCGTTCAAGTACATCCCGCTGGGTGGCGAGAACGGACTGGCCAAACTCGCCGACGTGCTTGCCCGCAACGAGATCGTCTCGTCCAACGAAGTCCGACAGGGCATCGGAATGAAGCCGCGTCCGGAACCTCGGGCCGACGCACTGATCAACTCCAACATGCCGAAGGGCACGGCGGGGGAGGTCACCGACGCCCAGACCGTCGACAGCACGGCGGTCGACATCACCAACCAGGATCAGCCTGACCCCGAGGTGACTCAGCTGACTCAGGGGCTTACCAGCTCCGAAGCCGAGATCGACGCGGCCTTGGCGGGTGGGTAATGCTGACACCCACCGAGGAAGATCTCCGGCAACTGCTGCACGCGGCCATCGGGTACGACCCGGCCAAGGCCCACGAGTACTACTTGCGAACGCGCAAGCTGAAGGGACGCCATCGGGGATCAGGGGAGCAACCGGCAGGGTTCGCCAAGGCGAACGAGAAGCGGCACGAAGGGGCCAAGGCCAAGCAGAAGCGCGAGCTTGCCGCGACCATCCAGCGGCTGGAGGGGAAGCTTCAGAAGCTCGAGGCCCTGATTCGCAAGCGGGTACACGAGGCGGCCAGCGAGGACCGCAAAGGCAAAGCCAAGAAGGAGCGTGCAGCCAAGGAGAAGGACAAGCCGAAGTCCGCGGCCGAGAATGCCAAGGCTGCTCGAGAGAGCGAGAAGTACCGCGACAAGAACCGACAGAAGCTGAAGAACAAGGCGAAGGAAGCCAGCGGCAAGGCTGGCGGCGGTAGTCCCAAAGATAAGAAGAAGGCGGGATCGAAGCATTCGATCTCCGACCTCAAGGCATTGGCCACCAAGGTGAAGGGGCAGATCGCAGTCGCCAAGCAAAAGCTAGCTGCGCTCTAAGAGCGCCGAAGAACAAAACGAAAGGAACAGTCAAAATGGGAGCGAAGTCGCCTTCCCTCCGACTGGACTTCGGTGACTCTTCGCCGGAGAACAGCCTGATGCACTCGGCCGCTGCGGCGGTGAAGCCTGACTTCAGTGGCTGGGCCACGAAGTACGGCCTGAAGTGCTCGGACGGGCGAACGATCCTGAATGGCGCTTTCGAGCACCAGGATGGAGACCGAGTCCCGATGGTCTGGCAGCACGGTCACAACTCGCCCGAGAACGTGCTGGGGCACGCGATTCTCGAGCACCGCAAGCAGGGGACGTACTGCTACGGGTACTTCAACGAGACCGCTCAGGGCAAGAACGCGAAGACGTTGGTGCAGCATCAGGACATCAACGCACTGTCGATCTTCGCCAATCAGCTCATCGAGCGGGCCAAGCAGGTTTCGCACGGGATCATCCGCGAGCTCTCGCTGGTCCTGGCCGGAGCCAACCCCGGCGCGCTGATCGACAACATCGAGATCGCGCATGCCGACGGCGACGTCGAGATCCACGCCGACGAGGCGATCATCTACACCGGTCTCGAGCTCGAGCACTCCGACGGCCCCGGCGCCAAGCCCGACGACGAGAAGCCCGACGACGAGAAGCCCGACGACGAGAAGCCCGACGAGGTGGAGCACGGAGACGAGCTCACCGTGCAGGACGTCTTCGCGTCGATGACGGCAGAGCAGCAGGACGTCGTCCACTACATGGTGGGCGCTGCACTCGAGGCCAACGCCGCCAAGGGCGACGACACCGAGACCGAGACCGACACCGACACCGGCGCCTCCGACAAGGAGGACCTCACCCACAACAACGAGGACGACAACGAGATGAGCGGACGCAACGTCTTCGAGCAGGCCCGTGAGCGCGAGACCGTGCGCCCGCGGACCACGCTCTCCCACGACGCGATCAGGAGCATCGCGGACGAAGCCAAGCGGGTCGGCTCCTTCAAGGAGGCGGTGCAGGACTACGCCTTCAAGCACGGCATCGAGAACATCGACACGCTGTTCCCGGACGCGCGCTCGATCACCGACACGCCGGAGTTCGACAAGCGTCGGACCGAGTGGGTCGCCGAGGTGCTCGGCAAGGTCAAGAAGAGCCCGTTCTCGCGGATCAAGTCGATCACCGCGGACATCACGCACGCCGAGGCGCGGGCGAAGGGCTACATCAAGGGCACGCTGAAGAAGGAGGAGTTCTTCGGCCTGATCAAGCGCGTCACGACGCCGAGCACGGTCTACAAGAAGCAGAAGCTCGACCGCGACGACATCGTCGACATCACCGACTTCGACGTGGTCGTCTGGCTCAAGGCCGAGATGCGCCTCATGCTCGACGAGGAGGTCGCGCGCGCGATCCTCATCGGTGACGGTCGCGACGTCGACGATGACGACAAGATCGCCGACCCCAAGGGCTCCACGCAGGGCGCAGGCATCCGCTCGATCCTCAACGACGACGACCTCTACGCGGCGACGATCACCGTCGACATCGACGGCGACCTGCGCAAGACGGACCTCGTGGACAAGATCCTCGACTCCATGCGCTTCTACAAGGGCTCCGGTCTGCCGACGTTCTACACGACGCTGCCGGTCGCCACGCAGATGCTGCTGGCCCGCGACTCGCAGGGCCGCCGGTTCTACCGGACGCTGACGGAGCTGGCCTCCGAGCTGGGCGTCGACAAGATCGTGACCGTCGAGGTCATGGAGGACGAGCCGGACCTGGTGGGCATCATCGTCAACCTGGCCGACTACACGGTCGGCGCCGACCGCGGTGGCGAGGTGTCGTTCTTCGACGACTTCGACATCGACTACAACCAGTACAAGTACCTGATCGAGGCCCGCTCGTCCGGCGCCCTGACCAAGATCCGGTCGGCGCTGGTCATCAAGCAGGCCGCGGCAGGCGCCACCAAGGCGACCCCGGCGGACCCGACGTTCGACCCGGACACCTCCGGCATCACGATCGTCGACACCACCGGCGTGACCTACCGGCGCGGCGACACCAACGCGGCCGTCACGGCGGCGGGCTCGCCGTACACGGTCGACGAGGGCGTGGACCTGACGATCTACGCGGTCCCGAACGCGGGCTACTTCTTCGACAACAACGTCGAGGACGAGTGGACCTTCCGCGGCACGCCCGGGGCGTAGTTCGCTGAGCTGACCCATGGCGAGGTTCCACGGCCGGGTCGGGTTCGCCAGCGATACCACCGAGGTAAAGCCTGGCGTTTACGCTGACGCCATGGTGGAGTACAGCTTCTATGGCGACGTCGTTCAAAATAGGAGGAATCTCCAACCGGGAGAGAACCTGAACGCGGATCTCTCCGTCAGCAACTCGATCAGCATCGTGGCAAGTGCTTACGCACGTGAGCATTTCTTCGCCATAAGATACGTGGAATGGGCGGGGCAGCTTTGGACTGTGACTGGTGTCGAAGTCCAGGCTCCCCGCCTGATTCTCAGTCTGGGGGAGGTGTACAATGGCCCGACCCCGGACTGATCTCCAGACGCTCCTCGAGAGCCTCGCGGAGAACGTGTATTTCCAGCCTCCGGAGAATTACCGAATGCAGTACCCGTGCATCATCTATTCGCGGGACGGTGTTTCTTCGGATCATGCGAACAACGAGCTGTATCGGCACGCCAAGCGGTACCAGGTCACGGTAGTCGATCGAGATCCCGACACCGAGATCGCAGAGAAAGTTGAGACGCTCGAGTACGCAGCGTTCGAGCGGTTCTTCACTGCGGACGATCTCAACCACCACGTCTTCACCCTCTTCTTCTGAAAAGGAGCCCTTCAGCATGACAGTCCTGCAGTGGGACCAGGTCGGCGAGCGTCTCTATGAGACCGGCGTCGATCGCGGTGTCCTCTACCAGATCGACGAGACCGGCGAGTACGTCGATGGCGTCGCTTGGAACGGTCTCACGACCGTCACCGAGTCGCCTTCGGGTGCGGAGTCGAACAAGCAGTACGCCGACAACACCGTCTACGTCAACCTGATCTCGGCCGAGGAGTTCGGCGGCACGATCGAGGCGTTCACCTACCCGGACGAGTTCGGGCAGAACGACGGATCCGACGAGCCCGCTCCGGGTGTGCTGGTCAGCCAGCAGGGGCGTCGTCCCTTCGGCATGTGCTACCGCACGCTGGTCGGCAACGATGTCGACGGCCAGGAGCACGGGTTCAAGCTGCATCTGCTCTACGGCTGCCAGGCGTCTCCGTCGG